ACTACCAAGGGTTTCACCTTGATAAGCATAACGAAGAGCGAAGGCAAGTCCGACAGGACCACCCATGGGTTGAACACCCACGATTTCATTGGAAATCAATTCTGGAAAAGTACGCCGAATCATAGGAATCAGAATCTTGGGCAAACGAGCATCGCCAGTAGCATAGCCATCGCTGTTAGCGATACCATTGCCAATGTTCTGCAAAGTTGCACCAAAAACACCACCGCTTGCGGCAGTGTTGGCTTCTTGGTAGCACCACTGTTCTTGGTTCTCAAGAAGCATTGCAGTAGTCTTGTAAACGTGTTCGTTACGAATAGCTGGGATCGAGTCCGAGCTATAATCGAGAACTTTACGCCACTTGGCAACTGCATTTTGCATCTTGGAGCCTTGGATATCAGTAGATGGTAGATTATTCATATATTTGACTTTCTATTCACATTGTTCAGGAATTGATTCCTCATAGTGCGGGGTGGAAATTGTTTATCTACGGAATGTTTGTGTTTTCAAAACATCCACATAAGGATCAGATTCTTCATCCGTATTAGTATTTATCTTTTCAGTGATAAATTTTTGTTCATTCACGAAATCGGGCTTGTGCTTGCGGTTTTGAACAGCCTCTTCCTTAATCACTACAAGTTGCTTTTTCTCTTGTTTTTCAAAGAGACGCACAGCGTAGTCGAAGTTTTCCTGAATGAATTGTAGGGACTTGTCTCCCAGAGCCTTCTTCACGAAGTTCTTTTTGGTTTCAGGATACTTGGAAGTTTTACCTTCAAGGAAAAGCTTGACTTCCAATTTGTTCTTGGATTCGGTGAGAACGCTGATACTTTTCTTGAATTTTTCGTTTTCCTTGAAGAGTTTGTCAATTTCGGTCTTGCCTTGCACGATGGCACCAGAAACGGATTCCTTCATGACAGCAGAATCAATTGCAAGAACCTTGCGGAGATTTTCTAACACGAAATAAGAAGTTTTATTCTTAACAGCTTGGGCAATATCAGACTTTGGAATCGACTCTTCAATGAACTCATCAAGGAAACCACTAATAGATTCCGTGAGTTGCTTCTTGAACTTAAGGAGATCACCTTTCTGCCCACGCTCATAACTCTTGATAACCTTGACAAGCTTTGATGTTCTATCTCTGTCAAAAGCTTCCACGATCTTCTTCATCTTGATCGTGCGATCCTTATCAACGGATGTCATCAGGGTCTTAAGCTTAGACGCATAGACATCATCTTGTTCCAAAAGGGCAGCTTCAACTGCCAGATCAATCTTGGATTCGAGGGATTCTTGAATTGCCTTTACGGATTCATCACTGAGTCCAAGGCTTTTTTGGATGTCTTCCGAGAAAAGGTTTGTGCTTTTTTTTCTTCATATTATTATTTAGAGATTCGGTATGAATTTTTTACAAATCAGAACAAAGGTTTCTCGATTTCTTGAGCAATTCTTTCTTGAATTTTGGAATTTATAGCATCCTTGAGTTGTTTATGGGCTTCCGCATGATTACTTGTCATGATAGCCTCTATGAATTTGTGAAAATTGGTAGATTCTTTCATATCTTCGTCTTGATCAATTGGATTCCCGCGATTATATGATCCTTTACCCGTTTTTGGTTTTTCCGTTTTGGTTGGGGGTGCAAAACGCTTACGTTGTTTCACTTTAGGTCCATCGAAAACGTGTTGACCCTGTTTCTTCAAATTTTTATATGTCTTACCCATAGTATTATTATTTAGATTGAATTGATAAACTTTATGATTTGTGCGCGAAGATAATTATCAATATCATGTTTTGGAAGGGTTTTAAGTGATTTACCAAAGTCTTCGTAGATTTGTTCAAATCTCCCATCTTGATTAACCACGAAACTGGCACTTTCCAAAATCCCATTGACAAATGCCTTTGGATAAGAGGGATCGGCAACTGCATCAATGGCTACCAAGTGCATATTCTGAACGATATTATAATCATTTCCTTCAGATAATTGTCCAAGCGCACGAGTGGACATCCCGATTTTGACACCATCATTGATGAGAGAACGAAGGATTTGTCCCGTGGGGGTTGAGAGAACCTTAGCTTTTCCGATAAAATAATCATCAACTTCCGATAGTTCTGTAACTAAATGACAAGCCCTTTCAAGATTTACATCAGCACTGGATGGGTGATTGAGTTCTCCCATGGCGCGTCCCGGTGTGACCATCTCATTAACGTATCGTTGAACTTCATTTCTAGTATCGTCCAATTTATACATACGACGATTTTTGTTGATTTGATTACAACCTATAAATGGTCCCTTAACATATAGGTTGGATGCACTATTTCTATTTGATTGTTCCTCAATAACTTCAAAGTTATCAAACACATCAGGATTTTCTGCAATCAACTTCAATTTCAACATGTAATTACTTATGCTTTAAAGATAAAATTTCATCAATTTAATTCTTTTTCAGTTATGATGATAAACTCCATGCCATGTTTCTTGGCAAATTCTCTTGCACTCTGAAACTTGTCCATGTTGTTTTTCCAAGCAATTTGTTCATATAACAGATTGGATTTCTTCTTACCCTTCCCAGCTTTCGGCTCTTGAGTCTGCTTCCAAGGCTTAACTTCCACCAGATATTTCTTGACAATATCCCCCTCCTGTATTTTTACGTAGGCATCAATAAAATATTTACGATTTTTACGCTGCAACGTGTCAAAATAAGTCACAACAACTTCCTCACTTCCCCATTCCACTACATTGGGACTATTATCACAGAAACGAAAGAATTTGAGTTCCAGTCCAGATCGGTAGATTATATTATTAATCTTTCCAATATACTTTTGAAAATTTTTGGGGTTGTAGAACCCTTGATGAAACTTCTTATTCCTTTTAGATAATCCCAAAGAACCCATGGGATTACTTATTATTCAGGAAATATCTTTTCAAATATTATTTATACTAAATCATCGATCATGTTATATATATTTTTATTAGGATGAAACCCCATATTATTTATTTTTATAGTATTTAAATACATAGACTCCACCTGAACTATTTTATGAAAATCGGTTGCCTCCATATTACCAACCATGCTTGATGATCCGATTTTTTTATAAGCATATTCTATAATATCTTTGAAGAGTATCGGTTGTCCATATGCTAAATTGTAGATTTCCCCATCAGTTCCATTATCCATCACGAATTTAATACCATCTACAACATCATCAATGTGGATAAAATCTCTGTAAAAATTTCCATTATTGTATAAATTTATTGGTCTGTTACTCTTCATCTCGTTTATGAGATATTGTAAAGCGTTTTTCTTTTTTGAAATTTTCCCATCAGAATTCCCTACAACATTACCAAGCCGAATAATTTTATACTTTATCTTAAAGGTTTTACAAAAAGATTCAATCAATAACTCTGCTGCGTATTTTGTGATCGAATAAAATCCTTTAGGATTACATGAGGAATCTTCACTAGCGGGTAATTTCGTATCACCATATACAAACCACGAACTAATAAATACAAATTCTATATTTTTATCTTTGCATTCATTCAACACATCCATCAAATGAATTAGATTTGTGTTTATATCTAATTTTGGATCGGTTAAAACATTATAATTATCAACAGTGCTTATCAAATATAACACCTTTTCACTTTCTGGTTTATATGACAACCTATCAACAATAAAAACATCATTTTTATACTTTTCACAAAAAGCACTTCCAATGAACCCTGTTCCTCCAAATACTGATATCATACTTCAAATTTAGAAATTACATCTTCAATATATTCAAATACCAATTCCGTGTAATGAGGAGCGGCACCGATGAAGAAAACACTATTGAGAACTTTATTAGCTTCTGGATATTTTTTATAATCATCAAGATTTTTATATCCCGGATGTAATAGAATATTACCCGCAAAATAATTTCTTGTTTGAATTTTATTGTCTTCCAAATATTTTACCAGTCGTTGTTTTAAACCATCCTCCCCACATATGAACGGTGTTCCAAACCAACAAGGATCTGCCTTTTCCAATACTTTAGGAGTTCGAATATTTGGTATGTATTTACAGAATATTTCAGAAATTCTTTTATTAGAAATTCTCCTATTATGTTCGATCTCGTCCAACTTCTCAAGCTGAACCAACCCAATTGCACCTTGCAAATCGAGTGGTTTTAGATTGTATCCCATTTCAGAAAAAACATATTTATGATCGATAATACCATCAAAATTATCCAACCAATTATCAAATCTATTACCACAGGTTCCACATGGGAGTAAGTTGGCGGCTCCCACACAATAACAATCTCTACCCCACCAACTCAAGCTGACAAACAATTTTTTAAGATCAATATCGTT